CTTGAAGTTGAAGCCGGTCAGATCCGCGGATATATCCCCGTATTTCCACTCGTTACGGTTATTGTCGTTGTTGCTCCGGTTCTGAGAGGTCAGCCAGAGTTGCAGGTTCGCCTTCTCCGGCTCCACGATAACCTCGGCGGGGGATACGGTGAGCGTAAAGGTCCGGGAGGCCGACCCGCTGGATATCTTCAGGGAGAGATCTCCCGACTGGGGAATACGGTAATTCCACTCGTGCAAGGTGCGGTCTACGCTCTGCGTGGATACCGTGGCGTTGTTCGCCGATAGCGTAACCTCCGATAGCGAGGAGTCCGGCGTATAGACCACGAAGGGGATCGTGAGCCGGTCGTATTGCCGCGCGGCGGTCTGGGCGAAAGAAGAGGCCACGATAGGCGTGTTATCCCCCTCCACGATACAGATAAGGTCGTTGGTAAGCGTGTTGCTCCGGATCAGCTCCTCGTTGATAAGGGCCGTCATGTAGACTTGGAGCGAGTGCGCCCCATGCGTCTGCCTAGGGATCACGTAGGTCAATTGCCGGTTCGAGGCACTGGTCTCCACCGTTCCCAACTCCTTCCCGTCCAGTACAAAATGCACCGTCTTGTTGATAGCCCCCACGGGCGTATAGCGATACACGATCTCCCCGGAATAGACGAGCGCCGGGTCTATGGAGGAGGATATGGACATGGATATCACCTCAATCGTATAGGATAGGGAACGTGACGATCCCGTGCTATCCTTCACGGTTACCCTTACCGTGTTGGAGCCGGTGATCAAGTGTTCCGTCGGATCGAAATAATTATTGCCCTGCGAGATGGATACCATGCCCACCTTCTGGCTGTTCACGGTGTAAGTGGCCGTTCCCGGCCCGGTCTCGGAACCGTCATCCTGATAGACGCTCGTGAAATTGTATCCCACGGTGACGGCGGCCCCCTCTACCGTGGTGATGAGCGTATCGGTGACGCTCACGAGTTTCATGGTCACGCCGCCACCACCACCTCCACCTCCGATCTCGGAGAGGTTCTTCACCGTCCAGAGCGAGCTACCGGCCTCTTGCACCAGCACACGGGACTCGTCCGGATCTTGGTCTACGATATCATCCACGTTGGTAAGCTCGCCCAGCGAGCTAGCCCCGCCGCCGCCCCCGCTTCCGGAGCCTACCGGGATAGCGTCCGATACGACAATGCCCCCGGAGGTAAGATACAGATTACCGTCTTTCGAGTAGCCGTTATCCACCTTCTTTTCCAGCAATTTCTTGATCGCCTCCAGCTCCTTGGCATAATCCCCGTCCAATTTACCGAGCAAGTCTTTCAGCCGGACCTTGACGTACGAGACGTTAAGACCTTTCTCCTCCAAGGCCGGCAAAGAGTTTACGAAATCCATGCTCTCCGCTACACGGAGATCCTCTACGCTAAGGGAACCCGCCTCTATAGCGTTCTTTACGATCGGGGTTAAAGTCTCGACCAGTTCTTTAATTTCTTCGAGAGTATATGCCATGGGATCAAGATTGCTTATAGGGTTACCGTCTCGTTAAATATCCTGTCGAAAGCGTTTTGCACCTTCGTATACGCGCTTATCCATTCCTCTCCGGTAAGGCTGTCCGGGGATTCTTGGAAGAAAGAGAGCCTTTTGTTACGATCAGCGGACGCGTACCCGATACGGGTACCGGCATCGTATATGTAGGCATCTATATGCTGGAATGGCTCGCTTTCTTTACGGGACGCCTCTATCTTCACGAAACCCGTGGAAGATAGGGCTTCCGTCAAGGACTTATTGATTGTCGTTGTTTCCATTTTTCTTTGTTTTAGGGGTTAGTAACTCGTTCATGGCATTTTTCAAGGGGGCGATAAAGGATGATCCCATGATGATATCCTTGACGGACTCAGCCATAGGTCTCGGAACATCGATAGCTTCCTTGCTGTAGTATATCTTCTTTCCGAAATCAGAGACAGCGATATCCGCCGTACGTCCATAGACCAAGTTTCCTACCTCTTTTGTCAAGTCTATAACTACGGGATCGCCTTCTACCGTAGCGTTAATACTTACTTTACTGAAATCTACTTTCATGTTTTTATATATTAAAATTAAACACCTTGCAATAAATGACCATTATCATCGGTAACTCCAACGATTATTCCTCCTCTAACACGAATACGGACATTATCCAGATCATAAGTAGCAGGATCGAAACTTATGCCCTCATAATAATTATAAGAATTACCAAGGCCGAGGTTATAAGCGAAACGAAACGCCCCAGCCGCCAACGTACCGGTAATGGTAGTGCCCGTGGTTTTAGTGCTTCCCGAGAAGTAGCCCGCAAACTTAGATCCTGTAGGAGGGAAATTCGATCCATAACCGTCTACAGATCCATATATGGCTACGCCAAAAGTGTTGCATATACCAGATATACACGCATGGGTATCAGCGGAATTGCTCCAAGCCCCTACCATGGTTTTACAACTTGTTCCGGTATTGTATGTATATCCTCCCCCTACTGTCAGCCTAAAGGAGGTATTACCGAAATAGTCAGATCCAGTCCAGTTAAGACCATTATAACTATTCAAGGAGAACGCACCGATACTCAAGGTACTGCCTACGACAAGGTCTTTAACGTTTATCAAGTCCGCTTGAATATACCCTCCCGCTATAAGCGTCTGTCCGTTTATTATCACGCTCGCCAATTTGTTCGCTCCCACACTGGCGCTACCTGTAAGTTTTCCTGTTAATTCCGCTTGAAGGGCTTTGGCCAGGTCTTCTTTTGTGATAGACCCACTTTTCGTATAACCTAAAAGAGTGTTGTTTAAGGTAGTCAGATTGACCTTGTTCGATATTTCTTGACTTAATGCCCAAGACAGATCATCGGATGAGACGCCGTCTTTCCACGCCATCGATCCTAGATCACCTGAGTTAACCTTGTTCTTGATCGTATTCTGGGTGCTTAGGTCAAACATGGAAAATGTCACGAAACCGTTCAAATTGAGTCGGCTAGCGTTTATCTTGATCGTCTCCGCCGTCTGGTTGATGCTCGATATGATACTATCCTTAGACACCTTCAAATTTATATTCTCCGCGTTCACCTTGATAGCCGCCTCCATTTCGGTTTTCAGCCCGGATACGTCGGTTTTCTTGGCGTACAGTGTCAAGCTCTCATCCACACCGTCCAGCTTTAAGCCTAGGCTTGTCACTGTCTGGTTTATGCTGTCGGTCTTGTCAACATACAAGGATAACGTGCTGGTCGTATTATCCAATACCACCCCAATGTCCGTCACCGTGCCGTTCAACGTGTCGATCTTTTGGGCGTACATGCCGATCTTCTCGTCCGTCTGCAGAAAGAGGGTGGACATCTCCAACCGTAGATCCTCCACGGGATGCGTGGACATCTGGACGTTGTAGATATATATTTCCCCCGTGAAATTCAAGATGAAATCACCGGTTCCGTTCCATTTGCCGGAAAATTCCTCTTGAACGAAGGTATCCGTAATCGCCAACGGTTTGCTTACGTAAAGCCCCTGTCCGGAGAATCCGGACGTTAACGTACCGGCGGTCTTTACCATGTACATGAACGATACGTAATAGCTAGGCCATACCTTCGTCCCGTCGGGCATCTCCAGTTGGCCGTCCGGTTTGTTCTTCAGGTAGGAGTTTAATTGCTTTACTCCCGAGTTCTTGATATAAAGGGCCTTGCGGCTGGATACCTCCACGATTCCTGTAACCTTATCCTTCTCAGCGTAGAAGGAATCGTTCACGGCCATGAAACGCTCCTTCACCGTGAATAGCGACACGTCGTTACCGAGTACCCATCCTACCGTATCAGCGGAGAAAGAGGCGTTCGTGAGGCAATTATCCTTCTCCGATAGCTCGTAGCGCACGGAAGACATCTCGCTGGAAAGCCTGCCTTCCACGATCTCGAACTTGGTCTTCACGTTCTCCCCCGTATCGAGCATGAACTGCCCACGGGCGTAAAGATTCTCCACGTACGCCCCGTCACCGTCCAACCTTCCGAAATAGGGCGTGACCAGACCGTTCATGTTCCCGATACGTACCTTCACGCAGTTTTCCGGATCGGTCTTCATCCCACGGATCACGTCCATGTAGGGCGTGCCGAACTCATCCACCGTGGTGATCTTCATGATGCCGCTGCGGGTGGAGTTATCCGGATTGTCCACACGACAAAGGGTATCCCTTTTGGCTATGTCCGACAGATTTCCAACGAAATTCGTGAAACGGAGCCAGTCCAGACGGTTCTCGCCGTCGGAGAGGTCCCCTACGGCCACTTCCACCACCTTCAGCTCGTACGACTTGGTCATCTTGTAGTCGTTCTGCAAGGTAGGATCGCCTTGAAACTGCTGTACCATGAGGATATCGCCTTCCCGGAACGGGTTGTACAACCTGCCTCCGTCGGTATCCAAGTAGATCCGACCGGTCTCCGGGTCATAATGATCCACCTCCATCATTCCGGCGAAGATGCGGTTATCATTCTCGCCAAGCAGTTGCGAGACCACGAACGTATATACTTTAAGCTCGTTACGTACCGAGATCGAATCGATCTCCAGCTTGTATTTAGTCTCCTCCACACCGGCGGCGTTCGTCACCTTGTAAGGCGCTATCATGAATCCCGTCCCGTTCGGGAAACCGGAGGCGAATGTAGGAGAGGAAAGGGAACCGGCGAACATGGAGTCATGCTTCACCTTCAAGTCCTTCACCCATGCCGTGCCGTCGGCGAACAGGCGGAAACCGTTCTCGTGCTTGAAACTATCTGCGTCACGGTCTGAGTAGATGGAGGATTCCAGCCCGCTTAAGATTATGTCTTTTTCGAAAGTGATGTTACCATGCGCCGTATCATCTATATCTTTTCTTAAAAAGCGATCATCAAGTGCGGATATAGGCTTTAGTATCTCCTTCAAGGCTCTAAGAGCCGTGAAAGCGTTCTCATCGGACGGCTCTGTCAGATCATCTAATTTTATATGATAGAAATCGTCTCCCTGTCCACCCGATCCTCCTGCTCCGTTGACGATAGCCCTCCAAGTCTCTCCAAGTTCGCTTATGATGCCGTTCCTTATCGTGTCATGTATTACACCAAAAGACGTAACGGATGCTTTCGGGTTATGCGGATCAAAGGCAGGGAATAATACCCCCTCGCCAAGCTCTTGCCGTGGGAGCTCAGCTAAGCGAGGGGGAAAAATAAAATCCGGCGAGGAGAGGTTTGGAACCGTTAGATTATCCGGAAGCTCTTTCTCGTTACGGATAAGGTTCAGGTATCTCGAGATCTCCGAGAGTCGGTACGTGAACGTATAGGAGCTCGGGAGATCGTTGGAGGTGTAGGTGGCGTCGCTCTCGGTGACGATTATTCTCCGGATCATGGACGCCTCGTATATATACTTGGCCCGGCTGGGGAAAAAATCCAGCAACCAACGGCGGGAGTAATCATCGAGGAATCCCGTGTTCTTTACGAACTTACGATCGGTCTCCACGTCATACTCGGACAGGTTCTCGTCCAGTTCCGCTATCAGGTGGCCATGCTCCGCCTGCAGACGGTTCACCCCATGGGCACGGAAGGTGTCCATACCGCCCAGACTGTTCTCGAAAAGGAACCATTGCTCGTCCTCGGAATGGATATCCGTGAATTTATAGAATTGCGATACGCTCAGTCTCGCTCCGCCGGCCTCGGCGTAAACCTCGAGATAGCTGGGGTACTTGTTCCCGAATAGCTTGGCTACGATCGCGTATTGGAGATTGAGTGTCACGCACTCGCCGGCGGTCATTCCCTTCAAGGAGGTCGTGCTCGACGAGTTGTCCGGGAACGTGGCCTTGGCCTTTACCGTGCAGTCCGATATGGCGTAGTAGGTCAACCACTCCGGTGAGTAATAGGTCACCTCCTTGACCTTTGGCTGCCACGTGAGGAAGTGGGACTTCAACCAGTTTCCCGGCGTGTCCGCCAGATCCGCTATCCCGCACCGGATCGCCCGGAACGAGTGGGAGGTCCCGTCTATCGTGGCCGTGAAATCTGCGAATATGGTATTTTGGGAATAGATCTCTTGGGCCGTGTCCAAAGTATAGCTCAATTGGCTTTCCACCACCTCTCTCACGTCGATCGTGACCATCTTGTCCGGCCCGGGCTCGTAGCTTTGCTCGAGCAAGGTGGCCGTTCCTTTCTTCAAGATGAAAGAGACGGCCTCTTGTGCCCCCAATACAAATTTCCTCATGTTCCCGGACAGGCTCAGAGCGTCTGGTTTATCTATGATCGTTGCCATTTGCGATTATTTTACCCCCAAAAGTATGGCTGTCGGATGGTCCGATAAAGGACAGTTACCGGGTCACGGGCTCGAGCCACACGGTCAGGGTACCGTCCTCCGGATCGGTCGGCCCGGATGCGGAGCCACGGCTATAGAATTGCACGGGATAAGTGGCTTGATGGTATTTCCCGCCCTGCACGTATTGGTATGCGCTGGGCGGGGCGTAGTATATGGTCACGGGCTCCTCCTTGAACACCCATCTCCTTTTCACGCTGTCACTGGCGTTGGACCGGGAGTAGTTGACCTTCCATTTATATTTGGATACATGGGAGGCGAACCGCTCTGCCTCGGCCATGGCTGTGGATACCGGCTCGTAAAGCCTCGTGGTAAGGAACGTGGATTCCAAGGGTTCCCGGGAACCCGGGCTATATTGTATGGCGGAGGGAAGCAGCTCCTGTCCCTTGATCGTCACCTTCCTGTACTCGGAGAGCGATACCTTTTGGATGTCACTGAGAAGCATGCTCGCTTTTATCTCGAGCAGAGAGTTCCGGAGCAGGGAATCGTAATTCCTCCAGAACCGTTCGAAAAGCCCGTCCGGGCCGTGGTAGGCGAGCGTATAGTTCCAGAGCTTGTTTCCCTCGGCGTCATGATTGAGGATCGTTCCGTAGTCCAGTTTCCCGGCATGGAATACGAACGCCGGCATGGGTTTCAACTCCTCGTTATCCTCCGCCTCGCCCGCCACCTCAGACGTGGAGTCATTCACGGAATCCATGATGATGGAGGAGTTCAACGATCTTCCGGTCCCTATATAAATCCCGAGATGCGGGATGGCCCCGGCTCCTCCGCTGCCAAAAGCAGGTGTATAGACCATCGCCGGTAGCACGTCCGGGGATTCCTTGCTCTCCGTCTCCAGTGTCCCGCCGGCGTAATAATCCATCGTGACCAGACCGATCCGTTGCGCGACCGGTGTGATCCCCTTGTAACCTCTCCGGACAAACTCACCCGATATCTGGTTATACTCCACGTCCGGGTATTTCTTTAATAGGTCTACCAAGGTACTGAACTCCTCGTTCTCGTTCCCCGTGGCTCTTCCCGTCGTTGGCATCGGGCGCTCGCTCTCCTGTTTCTCTTCCGGCGGCGTGAGCCGGTCACAGGTAAGCTTTAACTGCTTGAAGCTCGAGGGATGGTTGACGGTATATTTACCGGCTACGCAATCCGTGAGGTCGCAGGAGGGTGTCTCGTTCAGGTTCTCATCGAATAGCACGATACGGATGGTCTTGCGGGTCTCGTCCGGGATGAACTCGCAGCAGAATTTATACCGGTATACGTCCAGTATCGTCTTGATCATGCAGTCCGGGACGATCTGGGAGTATCGGATCTCACCCTTTACGATCGTATCGATCGTGTTGTTCAGAAAGACCATGTCCTTGAATGGGGTGGTGCGGGAAAAGAAGGAGTCCTCCAAGGTGTAGCCGAGATAGGCGAATATCTCCTCCAATAGATGCAATCCACGGATGAAGGGGGATATGTAGAATCCCGGAGCTAACCGGATCGTTTTCTCATCGACTACCTCCGTCTGCTCCACGTCGTTGTAAAGACGAGGATATCCGTCCGGTCCCGGATCACCGGTGGCGTTTAAAGAACCGGACTCTAGGATGGCCGGGAACAAGGCGAATCGGTCGTCATGTGTAATGAACAGGTTCCGGCAGAAGGATATCGCCTCGCTGACAGACGCGAACTTGAGAACCTTGTCCTCAAAGACCGTGGATAACGGTACATCCTTGATCTTCTCGTAGAACGCTCCGGTATTCAAGTAAAAACTGGTCTCGATCCCGCTCTTCCGGTTCGCCGACAGGATGGCTTGACGGCAGGGAATGGAGAATACCCCGTGTTGGATCATGGCGTTGATCCGCTGCGAGGCCTTGCTGATCCCGGCCATGTTATCCGGATAGATGAGTAGTTCCCTATTCCTGTCCGTGGGAGGGAGTGTTACCGGTAAGCTCTGCTCTCCGTAATCGTTAAAGAACGGGTTCATCCGGGATAAGGTCAATTGGATGTCTCCTAGGTCGTAAGCCTTGCCGGATTCGTGAATGATGTCCATCTTATTTGCCTCCTATCTTTTTGGATTTGTCCAATGTCTTCTGGGCGGCCTCGATATCGCTATAAACGATATAGGCCCTCATGCCTTTTGCTCTTAGTTCGGAAAATAGCATAAGTAGCTGTGTGAGTACTTTGAGTAATTCCGGATTATTACTTGAAACCATTACATTTTCTTCATCCGAGCGTCCATTGTATCCACCGTTGGCGAATCCGTTGACGGGAAGAGGATTTGTGCTTGTTCTTTGTCTTCGGATGGCATCCAAGGCTAGGATATGGTTCATGGAAACCGGATCTTGTAATTGCCATGCCGGTGTAACGTATTCTTCTCGATGTACGGGGCCAGCCACTTCAAGTATACCACCGTTGCCGGTGAATCCTCCGTTGTACCAACCGGTGGAGTCTGATACAACTCGTTGTCCGGTTTGCGGCGTAGTGCTGTCATTAAGACCTGCATTTGCGGTAGATGTACTAGGTTTCTTGATAAGACCTTTCAAGGCACCGAAAGCGACGTTGATAAGTGCGATTTCGGCAGCGGCTTTTGCTAGTCCTAAGAATCCTAATTTAGACACATTGCGGATTGTGGTTTCTGCGATCGACATTGTTACAACTTGGCGAAGAGTATCTAATGTCAATAATAGAATGTTCCCCATAGCGTCAGCAAAACTTGTTTCAGAATCAACTAAAGATTCCCCAAGGATTTGGCCAGCTTGAGCGGAGAAGTCTAATAAGGTTTGTGCTCTTCGTTTGTCTGTTTCTTCTTGCTTTTTCGCTAATTCCTCTTGTTTCTCATTTTGTGTTTTAACGAAAGATTGCAAATCTTTATTTAGTCCGTTGTATAACTTCTCTTTTTGGACTTTACGGTCTTTATCGGCCTTGGCCTCTTTTTCCAAATTTTTGAGATATTCTTGATAGGATTTATCCATCAGTTTAATTCGGAAATCAAGGATCAGTTGTTCAATTTTCTTTCTTTCGTCACTGCCTATTTTATAGATAGCTAATTGTTTATTTAATTTTTCGAGTTCTAAAGCTTGAAGTTTTGTTTGATAATCATCATATAATCTTAGGCCCTCGGTATAATCTTGTGTCAATTTTAGTTTCTTGGTTGCGATATAACGATCAACCTCTTTCAGCTTTGCGTCTGTGATTTTTTTCTCTTGCTCCACTGACAGTCCCGGGGTTATATCCGGTTTTTTTATTTTAGGGGCAATAACTTCTACTTCTGGCAACTCGTTTGCAGGTTTTTTAGGCAGAAGAGGAGAGTATTTCTGAGATATCTTATCGAGGTTGGATGCTAATTGGTAAGTTTGTGTCATATAGCTCTGTAAACTTCCCCAGAAATCCTTATCGACCTTACCTCTGGCACCATAGTAGTAGTCAATGTAAGAGATGACATCATCATACGTTTTTGTCCATGAGCGTCCGTTCTTTATCCCTTCATCTGTTATACGTTTTACGTCTCGAAGCATAGCGTCGGTAACGAATTGCCCCAGATTTGATTTTTCCCTCATTTGATCCATCAAATCGATTTGTTTATTTAAGGCGGTGGTCGTTACATCCTCCTTCTCTTTCTGCATGGTTTTTAAAACTATGTTTTCATGCAACTTTTCATTAACTATTTCTAAAGCTTTTGCGATATCCTCGGTTGTAGTTTGTTCTGTTAGTTGGTTTTCAAGATATTTTCCATATCGAGAATTGATCTCTTCGATTAATTCTTTTCGTTGCTTTGTTCCGGCGTTGCTTCGTTGGAGAGCGTCAAATAGGGTATAAGCTTCTGCCCGTTCGTTGGCGATTTCCTTGTTCATCTCTTTTAAGGCCCGGGCACTTTTTGTTGAATTATCCCATATCTTGTAAATACCTACAGCTAAAGCCGTAATTGCCACACCTGCCGCAATAATGGGATTGAGACCCAGAGTCACTAAGAAACTGCGCATAGCCATAGTCGCAGCTTTGATATTTCTAGCCTTGAGAGCTGATGCTGCCGCTAATGCATATTCTGCGGCTATGGAAGAACGGGTCGCAACTAAATGAGCCTTTTCTATAATTGTAGCTTTTAGAGTAGCTCCATTTGACGCAATCTTCCAGTAAGTGTTTAGCTTGATAGCGGCTGTATACAAAGTTAATGTCGATATTAAGGTAATAACCAGCCCTGTATTTTTACTGATCCAATCGGCCATCAGAACTAGTTTTTTAGTCCAGTTCACGGTTTGATTCATTACGCTGATAATGGATGGATTGATCTTTTCCATTAACTCAATGCCAAGATCGTTAAGTTTGTTTTTTGCTTGTTGCATTTTAGCCGTGGCAGATTGGCTTTTTATCGTGGCCTGCTCTAAAGCGACGGATGTGCCAGTTACGGCTTTCGTATAATATTCTACCTTATCCGCTTCATTGATAAGGACAGAGGCAACATTGTAACCTTCTTCCCCGAACATCTTTTTGATAGCGGTAGCGTCCATTTGTTTTTTGCGGAGATTTTCCAGAGCCGTACTTAGCCCGACTATTTTGGGGTTAGTCTCGTCAGCTCCTGTTTGCAGGGTAAGGAAAAACTTTTTGAGTCCGGTACCGGCGATCTCGTCCTTGATACCTTTCTCTCCCAGAGTCTCTATGGTTCCAACCAGTTGTTCGATCGGGATCTTTGCGGAAGCGGCTGCGACACCACTTGTCTTTATAGCCTTGGTTTGGCTCTCTACGGCTGCCGCACCGAATTTACTTCCGGCGGCAAGTACATTTACATATCGAGCGGCTTGATCAGCTCCATCCCCATATTGGTTTAATGCCAAGGTGACGGCATCTACCGCATCTGTAAGTTTCATGCCACTGGCAGAGGCGAGGATGAGCGTTTGCTCCGTCACTTCTGCTAAAGCCTCTTTATTTGCTAGCAATTCGGGTTTAGCGGAACCTACTAATTTATAAGCTTCCAGTATCTCATCAGCGGATTGGCGTATGCGGATACCTTCTTCGGTAACTGTAGTGGAAAGACGTTTTGCTTGATCTGTAAGCCACTCTATACTTTCATCATCTAGGCCTGTAAGAGCTTTTACATCGGCCTTGCTTTCTTCCAGTTTATTGCGGGCTTCACGGAATTTGTTGAAAGTAAGAGTAATACCCGTAATGGCTGCCACTGCGGTACCAATGATTCCCATATATTTATTTACGAAATCTGTGGCACGTCCCCAGACCGAGGCTTGGCAACCGATCTCTACACGCATCTCTTGTTGGGCTAGTGCGGTTTCTTTGGAGATGCGTTTCAGCATTTCTAACTTAGTGTTATATTCAGCGGTACCACGAGTTACTTTTTTCAGCTCCGTTGAAATTTTATTCTTTGTCTTTATTAAGTCATTATAAGTAGCTCCACTTAGGTTCTTCAATACTCTTTCCGTATCAGCGACCTCTTGCTTATACTTTTGCATCTTCTGGGTTTGGGCAGTCAACTCACGTTCTATTTTCTTTGCCGCCTTACTATTGCCTTCTCCGGCCGTCCGGAGATCAAGTAGCTTTTTCTCCAGTTCCCCGATTTTCGTCTCTAACTCCGATGCGCTAGTCATTGCGTCGGAGTTATCCAAGTATATCTTGATGCTCCTGTTTAAATCTCCTGCCATATCCTAATCTTTATCTATGAAAATTCGTGATGCGTCGATTTGCATATCGGCGGCGTAGTCCGCTACGATGTCTGCCAGTTTGGGAAGATTCTTTTCGATGATGGGATCGAACCAACGGATCGGGTGGCGGTTGCCGGTTCCCATCAGGTAGAAAGAATCCGGGTTGGTCTTTTTCAGCTTCCCGTATTTGTCCGTCCATTTAGAGCCGCCCCGGAAACCACCTTGGCCCCGTCCGGCTCCCTTATGGATATAGATACCTTCACGGGCGAAACTGAATCCCACTCGTTCGGTCTCTCCTTTACTTTTGTAAATTCTGGGTTCTAGGGAGTCCGATAGGAACTCATCTTTCTGGACAAGCAAGGCGATATTCCCTTTTAAGTCTTGGATCACGTAACCCATCCATTCCTTTACCTCAGAATTGAATTGTCTCAATTTCTCCTTATCCTGCCTACGTTCATACCGGGCGATCCGGCTGGTTGACTCTAGCGAGATCTCGAAGGGTAATCCTTCCCTCGCTCCGATTAGGGAGTTCCTGCGTTTAGGTGTGTGCATCTGCTCGCTCAATCTTTTCATGACTCCCATATCATACCCACATTGATTTGTCGATAGAGAAGGGGATAGGCTTTCTTAGATTGAAGCCTAACATCACCCCATAGAAATTATCTCCCATGGGACCAATGCCCCGAAAGGTCATGCTGTTTAGCTCTAGGAACTGAAGCCCGTTACGTTCCTCGTTCCAGTCGAGCATCATCCGGCAGACGATCTGCATGAGAAGATCCTTGCATTCCGCTTTCGCAAAGTGAATCCCGTCGATATCCCCGGCCTCGCATTGCTTTAATAGGGCGATAAAATATTGTGGGACATTTACGAGGTTATCATTGTTAAGCCAAGAAAAATCCGAGTTAAGCCCATCGATGGCGACTAATACATGATCCCGGATAGAGGAGATACGTTCTTCCAGATCGGAGATTTCCTCTACCTCGTCACTACGGAGGAAATGACATTCCCCGTCCGTATGACCGATAGCGGCTAGATGCCTAGCGATCCATTCCGAATACTCAAAGTGATTGTATATGTCCATAACATCCAATTTATAGACACAAAAAAAGCCCCCCGAAGGGAGCTTTTAAAGGACATATCTTTAAACTAAGGATAGTAAAAAGAAAAGGAAAAAGAAGATCAGTACAGTAGCTATAACCTTTGCCGTTGTATTTCCACTGCGTTTAGCCTCATTAATCGAGGCCCCGATCAGCATGACAAAACCTAATATGATAACGAACGTCAACATATCGCAAATATAATCATTCCTCTGGGAGTAACAAACGTAACAGCTCTTCCAATCTCATGGCGGCACGCATTCGTTCTTCTTTACTATATTGTCCGTTTACATCGGTTACGATGTCGAGTAGGCGCAGGGCTTCTTGGAGTTTCATTTCGGTTCCTCCTTTCCTTCAAACAAACATAATCTTTTTTTCAGAAAGCTTAGAGCCGCGATAAGCGACAATGATTCTTTTTCAGAAAGTACACCCGGGGCATCATGCTCGCATGCAATGAAAGTGATAGCGCTGTCAATGGCCTTAACATCTTCTTCTAACCCACCTTTATCATTTTCCTGCCAATATCTGATCGCATCCAGCATCAGGTTTGATATACATATATCTTCCAGTCTAATCATTTTGGCCTCCTTTCTTCGCTGAGTTATAAACGAACCAAGCTACGATGACCAGTGGAAAGAACACTGGAGACAGCATAACCAATAAAGCTACCGTGTACATTTTAGCCTCGTAAATGGATTTGCAGGAGGCGATACCAAGAGGTAAGAGGTTGTAGAACTTTTGGACGGTTGTCCATGTGAAAGGATTGGATACCTTTACGCTTGTAGCCACGGCTCACCCGATAAACCTGGGGGATTAAGCATACAGCTTTGTAAGTCTGAAAAGAAAGAATTTTATATCCGTTACTCCTCTTAAAGCAGCTCTAAACGCCTTAATTTTAGCATTAAAAGACTCTGCAAATGCATTAGTTGCCCTGTTTACAAAGAAGTTCAAGACTTCATCATAGTGCTCGTAAAGTGTGGCGGCAATAACATTGAAACTCTTAAAGCCAGAGTCGTCCACTTTGTTGTACCATCGTGCAAGCGAGAGTCTTGCTGCATCTTTGACGGTATTCTTGGAAAATATCATTCTTAGGGAATGTGTAAGCGAATAGGCTTCTTTAAGATCAGGATACGTTTCAAAGAGCACCTCAGCTCTTTGTCTCTGACTTTCCGTCCATTTGTCGGCAGATTTAAAAAGCAGATATCTGCTGCGAGCCAACAACTGCTTGTGGGTATCACCATTTGCAAGCACAATTGGAGTGTATGCTTCGCCCAGGCATTTGGCTTCTTCCCTGGCATCCGTGTCTGCTTGAATGGCATCCCATCTATGCGCGATGCGCATCTCCTGCAAGGCATCACATGCAAGTTTCTGTATATGAAAGCGGTCTATGGTACGCATTGCATTCGGGAAACAGCGTCTGGCTATAAGTCGCATGGAATTCGACATATCCATTGTTATCTCCTTAACCAACAGTCTCTTGTCCTCGTCAATGCGCATAAGTGCTTCCGTGACAGCATCTGCCGCCACACCCTTTACAATAGCAATGATGGTACCTTTACCTCCACGTGAAGATCTGTTGCTTACTATAGTGTACAGCTCACCGTTGCTTGGAGCCGTTTCGTCAATGCAGATGCTTTCACCAATGTTCTCTGGAAAGACAAGCCAGTCTTCTGCATGTGAGAGTTCTGACCATTCACGATAGCCGCTGAGCACTTCCTTGTATTGCTTTTCAAACGTATCCCCGTTTATGTGATAATAGCGGTCAAGCGAACGGGAGGTCGTAGGAATCGTCTCCATACACTCCTTTTAAAAAAGCCGCAAACTCCTTGGAGTAGCGGGTTTCTTCAGCCTTCAGGTCGTAAGAGTCGGAGAAGTATCGGTTATTCTGCTTGTCATACCATTTGCGTCTTCTGACAATTAGGTCAACACCTTTATCGCGGATTGGAAAGTCACGTATAGTTACGGCTTCACAGAACCCTTTGGATTCAATCTCTGGGTTCTCTTTATATTCAGCCTTAACCGATTCATCAAGATAGATGCGGATAAGGGATGCCTCTTCTTCTACACGTACTACTTCAAAATTTGAAAGTATCTCTGATGGCAGAATCAACTGTGCCAATGCTAATAGTCCTTGATTGTTCATGGTACAAAGGTGCAAATTTTCTATAGAATTAAAGAATTTTCCCCCTGATTTATCGGGTGAGCCATCTCAACAGACGGAT